GACCTCAATATATCATGGATCACTTAATGCGTGAAGGATGCAAATATCTGGCGACAGATTACACTGCATTCGAATCTCATTTTGTGCGCATGATGATGTTCTGTTGTGAATTTGTGTTGTATACGTACATGATGCAACACAATCCGAAGCATAAAGATTTCGCATTCTGGATGGATAATGTCCTTGCGGGCAAGAACCATTGCGAATATAAGAGATTTTGGGTTGAGATTCTTGCCACTCGTATGAGTGGTGAGATGAATACCTCGCTCGGAAACGGATGGTCCAACCTCATGCTCATGCTTTTTGAGTGTGAGGAGAAAGGATGCACTGATGTTATGGCCGTTGTCGAAGGTGACGATGGTCTGGTAGCGCTGAAAGGTGAACCACCAACTACTGAAGATTTTGAGAAGTTGGGGTGGACAATCAAACTTGATGTTCACACCGATGTTTGCAAGGCATCATTCTGCGGCATGGTTTTTGACCCTGTCGACAAGGTGAATGTCACTAATCCTGCAGACGTCATTCTCAATTTTGGATGGAGTAATATGGCATATGTGCGCTGTGGCAAAGTAAGGAAGTTAGAACTTTTGCGTTCTAAAGCTTTGTCTACAGCATACACATATAGAGGAGCTCCTATCATACAGGCATTGGCTATGATGGGGCTTCGCGTGACCAAGCATATAGACCTGAGTCGATTCTTACAAAAGAACAGAAGCATGAGTATGTGGGAAAGAGAGTGGCTTATGGCTGCAATGGAAGAGAAGTTCACACCATTGAAAGTTCCTTTGGCAACAAGGAACTTGGTGGAGAATCTTTACGGGATACCAATCGAGGTCCAGATCGATCTTGAGCGGTACTTCGATTCCATCACCTCTCTCACTCCTCTTGACCACTGGTTCTTCGAATTCATGTTCAATAAACACTCAAAGATTATGTGGGATGACTATGTTCGTCTCGCTAATCTCAAACATGACTTCGAATATCCACACTTAAGATTTCAATATGATTGGAATTATCTTCTGTCCACACACGAGAAACATTTCAAGAAGAATTATGCCTTCTTGAATCGTGTTGTTGCGTAGAAAAGAACTGTTACCACCGGTCTGATCAGCCGGAATACTGCGTCACGTCAGTTGCAATGGGAGTAACTCGCAAGTGCTCACGGATGAACCACACAAACCTGCGGCCGCAC